GTCGGGATACCCTGTAAATTGTAATTTTAATACAAAATTAGCTGTAGCATACGAAGGATATCCTGCTGCTTGAGCTGATACCTTTAAAGCTTCAAGAAATCCATTAACACTATAGGGCTCTATAACATGGAATGCAATTGTTTGCGGTTGGGTGGTGCTACCTCGTTCATTAAATCCTACTGTACTTTCAATTTCGACATTGTCAATGAACATATCAAATCGGCCAGGCCCTTCTCCTGTTCCCGAATTACCTTTGCCGCCATCCCGCAATATAACATTTTTTAAAGTACCGTTTCGATATGCAGCAGGATTATTCAGTCCATCTTTATCTAATGCACCTAATGTAAATTTATATGTTGAAGATCTGTATTTGTTTAATACATTTTTTTCTGTTCCTTGAACAACATCAGGAGTAGGTTGAGTACTAGAATTAGTAGTCGGCGAGCTTGCAGCACCTGCAGGAGAAGACGACGGTGTCTTTCTTTCGGCATCATTAGTAGTAGCAGGTATTGTCGAAGCAGGCGGTGGGGGCGGTGGGGGACTAGCAGCCGGTGCATTTGTTTTTCTTTGTATAGTAGGACCATACCCGGGAACATAATAATCTTTATCTGTACCTGCAAGTTTGCTACTAAGATCAACTGGAGGTATATCTGGTAATGCAGCTACTTGGTCAACTGCTTGATTATAAGTTTGTTCAGAAACCTGTTTTCCATTAACGTAAAATTTATCTACGCCGTTAGCCTGAGTATGTGAAAGCGACACTGCCATCTTAAATTCCTAATGTAGATTTAAGTGTAGTTAACTGCGGGAGATAAATCTTTGTACCTGCGTGTAAATCAAAAATAGGATCTTGAATAACATCAAGGTTTCTAACAGCAAAAACCCACCATAGGTTAACTTGGCCATACAAATCATAGGCTAACAAATCTGGTCTATGCTCGTAGCTCTTAGTAACTGTGAATAAAATATCGTCAGGTAATTTTGGAAAGGTAATAGAATTCCAAACATTTAAATATCCAAACCCTTGGTCAGTTGAATAATAAGGGCTGTATTTGCTATAACTTGTCGACATATTATACCCCTAATCCATTGCCTGCTAAGAAATCTGTTACTGATGCTCCTAACATTTCTGCTCGACTAAACATTACTTTACAATTAACTGCAATTGTAGATTTTATTGGTACTAAATGATTTCCAAAGCTGCTGCTAGTTGTTTGATAATAGTCCACATCATTAGGGAAATCATTTTTAAAACTTGTTATTGCTACCGGAATATTGGCCAGCATATGAGGGCCGTAGGCATTTAATCTACAAATAGGCGGTGGACTACCTGCATCAGAATCTGTACTAAATCTCATTTTAGTCAAAGCACGCAATAAAAAAATCGTTGACAAATAAACTTGAGCATCTGTATCGTTTTGTACTGTAAATATTCCCGATATAGATATATCTTCTACTGAACTAGCCTTATAAAAATTAATAGCATAGTTGCTATGGGTAGGTGTTATAGTAGTATATGCTGCTTTATGTTCAAAACTAATCTGCGGGGTATAAGGAAATATTATCGACTGTAAATTACTCAGTTCTTTTTTATCAGATCCTCCTGTAAAATATCCACTAACATAATCACTGGGCACTTTAATAGTAACTCTTAAATCAGGACCGGATGATCCTCCGCTATTACTTCCCTGGCTACTGCTGCTTTGATTGCCAATATCAACTGAATCCACGGGTGTAGGAGTATCTGGAGGTGCTCCGAATCCTACCCCGCCTAGGTCTCTTGTCGGCCCGTCATTGGTCAACGATCTTGGATCAGTAGCAGGATCAAAAAAGCCGCGACCTGCACCACCAGTTTTATACAATGTCGATCTAGGATCAGTATAAGTGTTTAATGTGCTTCGTCCTGCACCTAAAATTTGATCGGCCATATGAGAAATATTCCTTTATCTCTTATTTAACCAGATAAATAATGTGCTATTTTAATAACAATGGTTGACACTGCCCATTCATATGTTATAATCAATATTAAAGGATAATAATAATAAGATGACTATTGGATTCACAATAAGAAAGCAGAAGTACCTAAACAACCGAGACCTATTAGCAGAAATACACCGTTCAAAATGTTCTTTTTCAAGTTTTACACAACCTGAATACCAACAGCACGACATTATTTTAACTAGTCTCGATAAAATTAACATTAGAACTGTTGCTGATGCAAAACGAGCCAGGGCTAAAAGAATAGGCATTGCTGCATTTGCTGCAGCTCGTATGTCAGGTGACAAGAAAACTAAACTAGCAGACTGCACACCTGATTACAAAACCATTGCCAAAACGGACATCGTAATCCGTATTATGACCTTTGAACACATTCCATTGGCTCCGGGTCGTAAGAAAACTGTCAAGAATACTGCAGACAGTCACGAAAAAGTAAACTTTCCACCCTACCAGCATTGGAAATTTAACGACAAAGATGAATTAATCTGTGTAGGGAAATCACATTGGAAAGGTGGAGTAGACAAAGGACACTTTAGCAAGGACCACGGGCGCATCACAGAAAACCTCGGTAAGATGTTTATCAAGTTAAGCGAACGCTATGCCCAACGATCAAACTGGCGTGGTTATACCTACATCGACGAAATGAAAGGACAGGCTATCCTACAATTAAGCCAAATTGGACTACAATTCGATGAGAGCAAATCAGAAAACCCATTTGCCTACTATACCGCAGCAGTAACAAATAGCTTTACTCGTATTTTAAACATCGAGAAGAAGAGTCAAAATATCCGCGATGACCTATTAGAAGAAGCAGGATTAACACCAAGTTTGACTCGTCAGAACAGTCAAGAGTATGCAGAAGAAATTGCTCGTCAGGCAGAACTATACAAGAATATGCGTATGCCCAAGAGTGAGGAAGTTTCTGAAGAAGAAGAAATAGAAAACGAAGATATTTGACGTTGACCTTTATAGTTAGACTCGCTATACTTTTTATAGGAGAACTATAATAATGGGTCTATTTAAAAAAGTTGCTGCGATGACAGACATTCATTTTGGTCTTAAGTCCAACTCAGCAACACATTTGCAGGACTGTGAAGAATTCGTAGATTGGTTTATTTCAACCGCCAAGGAGCAAGGGTGTGAAACTTGCATATTCCTTGGCGATTGGAGTCACAATCGAAATAGTCTAAACCTCTTTACTCTACACAGCAGTATTCGCTGCCTAGAAAAATTAGGTGCTGCCTTTGAGCAGTTCTTTTGGTTCCCCGGCAACCACGATTTGTTTTACAAAGACAAGCGTGACATTCATTCCTCGGCCTTTGGTCGCCATATTCCAGGAGTCACCGTCATAGAGGGTGTAACAACTCTTGATGATGTCACCCTAGTCCCGTGGCTTGTTGGGGATGAGTGGAAAGATATCAGTAAAGTAAAAAGCCGGTATATGTTTGGGCACTTTGAATTACCTCTGTTCTATATGAATGCCATGGTACAGATGCCCGATCACGGTGAATTACAAGCAGAACATTTTAAACACCAAGATTATGTGTTCAGCGGCCATTTCCACAAGCGCCAACAGCGAGGAAAGATTGTCTATATTGGCAACGCCTTTCCTCACAACTTTGCCGACAACTGGGATGACGAGCGAGGTATGATGGTTCTAGAGTGGGGCGGCGAACCTGAGTTTATCAACTGGCCAGATTGCCCCAAGTATCGTGTGGTTAAACTGTCTGACCTTATTGATCAGAAAGACAGCATTATGAAATCTAAAATGCACCTACGGGTAAACTTAGACATCGATATCAGCTATGAAGAAGCAAATTTTATCAAAGAAGAATTCAATAAAAATTATGACATTCGAGAAATTAGTCTAACTCAGGATAAAAGCAACTTAGACGGCATCATCGAAGAAAGCCAAGATGCCAAGTTTGAATCAGTAGACCAAATTGTCACTGAACAGTTACTCAGTATCAATTCCGATCAATACAACATCAACACTCTACTAGAAATTTACAATGAACTTTAATATAAAGAATTTAACCGTAAAGAATTTTATGAGCGTGGGTCAAAATACCCAGGCAGTAGATTTTGATCGCGAATCCTTGACTTTAGTTTTAGGTTCTAATCTAGATCTAGGCGGCGATGATACCGGTTCTAGAAATGGCACTGGCAAGACTACCATTATTAATGCTCTAAGTTATGCTCTGTACGGTCAAGCACTTACCAACATTAAGAAAGAAAACTTAATCAATAAAACCAACAGCAAGGCCATGTTGGTCACTGTTGAGTTTGAAAAAGGTGGTAATCTTTATAGAATTGAACGCGGTCGCAAACCCAATGTGCTCAAGTTGTTTGTCAACAATGATCAGATTAAAACTGAAGAATTAGAAGACGATAGCCAAGGTGATAGCAGAGAAACACAAAAGGCCATCGAACAGATGCTGGGTATGAGCCATACTATGTTTAAACATCTTGTGGCGTTGAATACCTATACTGAGCCGTTCCTAGCTATGCGGGCTGCTGATCAACGAGAAGTCATCGAACAACTGCTAGGTATTACTCAATTAAGTGAAAAAGCAGAAACATTGAAGGCCCTGGTTAAAGAAACCAAGGATGCCATTGTATTAGAAACTGCTCGAATTGAAACTGTTAAGAAGTCTAATGAGAATATTCAGAAGAGCATCGACAGCTTAATTACTCGCGGCAATGCTTGGGAAACCAAGAAAGAACAAGATTTAACCAGCCTAGTAAACAATATACAAACACTGGTCACCGTGGATATCAATAACGAACTTGCTGCTCACGCTCAATTAAAAGTGTGGGAAGATAACAACAGCAAGATTATCAGCCTACAGAAACAGAAGTCTACTCTAGAAAGTGCTGTAACACAAGCAGACAAAACTCTTACCAAGTATAATAAAGAATTAGAAAAGTTAGAAACTAAACAATGTCCAGCCTGTGAACAGGATCTTCACGATCACAAGCACGAGGAAATGACTGCCACGGTTACTAAAAATATCACCGATGCTTATACATATCTAGAAAAAGTATCGGCTGATTATCAAAAGATTGTAGACGAAATAACTGCCATCGGCGAACAGCCTAAACGACCTATTACATTCTACGATACAGAAGCAGAAGCACTGGGTCATAAAAATAACTTGGATAGCCTAGAAGCTCGATTGAATCAACGAGCAGAAGAAACTAACCCCTATGCTGAACAGGTTGAAGAACTAAAGAAAAGTGCCCTACAAGAAATCTCGTGGGACTCTATCAACGAGTTAACTAGGATTAAAGAACACCAAGAGTTCCTGCTAAAACTTTTAACCAATAAAGACAGCTTTATTCGCAAGAAGATCATTGATCAGAATTTAAACTATTTGAATAAACGCTTGAGTTATTATATCGACAAGCTAGGATTACCACATACTGTGGTATTCCAAAATGACCTAAATGTGGAAATTACTCAACTAGGTCAAGATTTAGACTTTGATAATTTAAGCCGAGGCGAGCGTAATCGACTGATTCTTTCTATGAGCTTTGCCTTTAGAGATGTATGGGAAGGACTGTACCAGAGCATTAACCTGTTGTTCATCGACGAGCTTGTTGATGCCGGTATGGACTCAGCGGGTGTGGAAAGTGCGCTAGCCGTGCTGAAGAAAATGGCTCGAGAACGAAATAAGAACATTTACCTTATATCTCACAAGGATGAATTGGTGGGCCGTGTAAATAGTGTCCTCCGGGTGGTAAAAGAGAACGGCTTTACTTCGTATAATAATGATTTAGAATATGTGGCTTGAATCTACAAAAGACCATGTAACTTGCGAAAAGTGCGGTAGCCAGGTGTCTAAGCTAACTTACAAACGGTATCACGGTGCCCAATGTATTTTGCTAGATGATCCGGAAATCGTACGAACACGAGCCGAGTATACGCAAGCATACTCAGATTTTGTGGCCGCACTTGTAGAAGTTAATAACTATCATCGTAGGTTCCTTAAATCTAGTGCCCTTAGATCAGGTACCGAGTTTAGGCATACTGTGGTTAGACTACAAAAATTGTGTATTGTTCTAAGAAACCGAAGCAAAGATATGGCCGAGGCATTTGATAAGAAGAAACGAGAAGTAGAGGCCAAAGAGCCACCAAAGAAGTATAAAAAGAAGAATGTGGACATACCAAAATCAAGCAGTGGAGACTCTTCCTGAAGATTGTGTAGGATTTGTATATCTTATCACGAACTTGACCAATGGTAGAAAATATATAGGCAAAAAACTAGCAAAGTTCTCTAAAACAACATATAAAACTGTTACACTAAAGAATGGCACTAAAAAGAAGAAGAAAATTAGAAGCAAAATATCAAGCGACTGGCAAACATATTGGTCTAGCTCAGACGAACTTAAAAAAGATATCGAATTGCTTGGCCAGAATAATTTTACAAGAGAAATATTATTCTATTGCAAAAGTAAAAGTGAATGCACTTATGTAGAAGCAAGAACCCAGTTTGAAAGAAAAGTATTAGAATCAGATGATTATTATAACGGACAGATAAGTTGCAGGATACACCAATCACATATAAAAGGCAAGATTTAATAAATATTAGTGCCAGTCGCGATGCGTCAACATCCACTGACTCTAACAGTTATGAAGGAACTATCAGCATGCCTATTTACCTCTATGTAAAAACCCACAACAAAACTGGGTTAAAATATCTTGGCAAGACTATTTCTATTGATCCGCATTTATATCAAGGTTCGGGCACCGTTTGGAGGCGACATATCAAAAAACACGGATATGATGTAACTACTGAAATTTTGCTTGAAACTACTAATCTATCTGAAATTAAAGAAGCCGGAATTTACTATTCAAATTTATGGAATATTGTAGAATCCAAAGAATTTGCTAATATTGTCCCAGAGATGGGAGACGGTGGCGCTATGCCGTGGACCATTGAAAGCAGACAAAAACTTTCAAGGACAAATAAAGGCAAAAAACATACAGAAGAATCTAAGAAGAAATATAAAGAAGCACAACAAAAACAGGCACAACATCTAAGTAAAAAAACAAAAGAATATCTAGCAATTCCAGAAAATTATAAAAAAAGATGTAACCAACTAGCAGCTAATTGGAATATTCCAGGATACCGAGAACGGATGTCCGAGAAAATGTCCTCCTTAAAATGGTGTAACGACGGTATTAGAAATTATCGTAAGTCTGTTATTCCAGAAGGAATGGTTACG